TAAAGCATTAAATATATAAGAACCTGTGTCAATGTATCCACTAACATCTGCTGCTTGTACACCATCTTCTACAATAGAAGCGAACTCATTACCTGTCGTTTTGATCAGATTTTTCAAATAACTCATAATTAATCTCCGTTTCTTAACTCTCTCCTTTTTCTCTTGAGAGTATTTTCATAATCTATCATTTGTCTAACTTCTTTTTTAAATGAATGAAGTTCAACCATATTACAGATTAATAAAACCCATGTAACCAAGTGTAGGGTTAAAAATATATTTTCTACACTCATACTATTATTATAACAGCAAATCTCATATTGTCAATCGCTTTCTGTTTTCCAGATGCGCCTCTTTAATATCAGCTTTACTTTGACCATGATATGGAACTGCATGATGTGCTTCTACAGCCATGTCATTCCAACATTCTGTTTTATCAGGGTCATATAATCTCCCTAAAATTCTTCCAAATTTTCCTTTTTCAGAACTCTCTACTAAAATATAATCATATTTAGCTACCCAATCTACTAAAAATTGTTTAGCTGCTAAACCATATTTCTTTTCTTCTTTATCGCGAGTTCGTGATTCTGGTGTATCTATACCCATAAGTCTAACTCTACCTTTTTGAAAGAAGTTAAACCCTAAATCTAACATTACATCAATAGTATCACCATCAATTACGCGTTTTACTTTTGCTTTATATATAAATGGATTCATGTTTTCACCCAAAAAAATTGTCTAAATTGGAAACAGGTTCTGTTGTCCAACCTATCTTGTCTAAAATTACTCCTAAAGGCTCAACAAAAGATTTCTTAAATTGAATATCATAATCAATATAAGGTTCTAATTCAAATTCTTTAGGCAATGCATTGACAAAAGATATCACATTTTCATTTATCACATTAGGCATTTTTAAATAACAAAACTTTATTTTTTCTCCATTTGTAATAACAGGATATTTCTTATCTATATTGTATTTATACATTAAATTATTGTACAACAAGGATCCTCTTACATGAATAGGTGTTCCTTTCTTGTATATTGATGCATTATTCTGATAATTAGTTACATTCTGTACACCTCTAGGGAAAGCTATTTCTTCTATAGGCAATTTCTTAAATTCATTCCAACTATCTTCAATAAACTCCCAAACATCATGTTCAGTTTTATTCATTAAAACTTTAATACCTTTTTCTAAATTTTTTCTACACCACATTGGAGTAGAAGATTTAGCTGTTTCTATACCCATCATTTTTAATCTAGGAGTTTTATATCTAACTCCTTCTGAATCATGTACATTAAGAATATATCTTTTCTTGGCTGTCCATATACCTTTATCAGCAATAACTTCTCTACCCATATTCATTCTATTTTCATAAGCATTCATATATGAAGCCAATTCTTCATAAGATTCATTGATCATAGGTTCTATTCTTTCTTTAGCTACTGTATCTAAAAATTCAATAGGATCATTTGGATCCATTCTTTCAATCAATTTTTCAAATGTAACATAAATTGAATCGGTATCAATTGCAACTACATAATCTTCATCAGTCTCTAACAATTTATTCATCCATTCATTAACAGCTTTCTCCACCCATTTAATACTTAATTGTCCAGCTGTTGTAATTCCTTCAGCTATATCTCTGTTGAAGTATCTGAACCATTGGTTTCCTAAAGCTCCATAACATGAATTAAGGGCAATCTTCTTTGCCATCTGATTATTATTTTCAGCAGTTATAGCATATTCTAATTGTTTTCTTTTTGTTATATCATCTTTAGTTGTAGCTTCTAATTCTTTTCTGTGTTGTATCATTTTATTTTTCATCAACACTCTTTCATCATACATTTCTTCTAATAGCTCAGGTAAAAATCCTTGTCTTTTTGTAGTGAACATAGCACCATTTGGCGTAACTGTTGAAGTAGTTAATGAAGTTATATCAACCTCACCTTCTAATAATTTTTTAACAGATATATCTTGATTAAATTTATTCGGAATATAAGTATCAGGACTCATATTGTATTGCATAATTAAATGTGGATACAGACTGTTTAAATCAAATGACATTACCCATTTATGTTGTCCCACTTGTGGTTCTTTAACATATGCTCCGACAATTCTTGAATCTTGACTTCCCTGTTTAGGTGGTGGCACTATGCCTTTCTTTTTTAAGAAATTATAGATTAATAAATCCCAAAATCTTACTGAACCAAATACATCTTGATAATTACATTTAGCACTATAAGCCATAGTAATAATTAAATCCATTAGTTTTAATTTATCATCTAACGCTTCTACTAATTCACAATCTCTAATATTATATTCTAGAAATTTCTGATAATCGTTTCGATAAAATAAATGCATCGCTCCGAACTCTGAATAATCTATTTTCTTTCTACCCAGTTCTATTTCTGTAATATGATCTAACCTATATGTTTCTCTAGTAATGTATGTAAACTTTTTATACATCTGTAGATAATCTAATATAGCTACTCCAGATATATTATATGAAATCATTTTCTTTTGACCCATATAAAACCATTCTCTTGATGTAACTAATTTATGTGGAGATAAATTTGTAACTGTCTCCCAATTAAATAATTTCCATATACGATTAATAAGATATGCTATATCAAATGTTTCAACATTCCAACCTGTGATTATATCAGGATCAAGTTCTTTCCAAACTTCCATAAATTTTTTTAGAAGTTCTAATTCATGCTGACATTTATAATATTTTACATTCGGATCATCTGTTTTGAATTCAAAATTATCTGTTCCAATGACATGAATTGTATCATGTCCAAATAATTTCATTGTTATCGCGTTGACTTTTTCTTCTGCATCTACAGGTTCTGGAAATCCGTTTTCACATTCACACTCAATATCAATATTCAATATATTAATATCTTTAATATTAAATTCAATATTACTAGGAAATACTTCATTAATATAAGTATATTCCCATGAATCTAACCCATGAACATCAACATTTATATTTTTAAATTTCTTTCGCCAATTTCGAGCATGATTAATAGAGCTGAACTTCTTGGCTTGAAGAAATTCACCTCTTACAGATTTATGTGCTGTGTGTTTATTTGTTGGGATATATAAAGTAGGCTCATACTTTAAGCGTTTAACATACTTCTCACCATTCTTTATTCCACGAGCTAATATGAAGTCTTTATACTTCTGTACATTAGTGTAAAAATGCACTAAATAACTCTTTCGGGTATAAAATGATTTTTCACGGCCAACAGTTTTTCTTCTGCGTGGGCCATTCTTTCTACTTGTGTATCTATTGCTGCAACGATATCGGGATGATCTCCAATACCAGCTGGATTAGCTAAGTAAACTTGTATGTTCGCTTTAGCTTCAGCTATTTCACCTTCATATTTAATAATTAATGCCTCTCTCAAGGTCTTTGCCATTTCACCATTCATAATATATTTCCTATTTTAATTTTCCATCTTTATCAAATTTATCAGTTACATCAATTGCATGCATCCGATCCATTAATCGCCTTGCACGATTATATACTTGTTTTGCCCATTTAGAGTCTAAACCTTCCTTGGCTGCTCCTTCATAATCTTGTTTATTAAGTGCTGCAAACATTCTTTTAAATTTCTTTAATCTAGGTAATCCTAAATTAAAAGCCATGTTCGCGATTATTAGTTTAACTTCCTCGGGCCAATCTCTCCAATTGTTGTGAAAGTTCTCCTCACACTCTTTAAGTGTAATGTTAATATCATAAAAAAATAATTCATCACATCTAGTTTGAGTAATAGGTTCTCCTACACTCATATCCCATTCGGGATCCTCTGCTCTAACTAAATGTCCAATTCCAACTGTTTTATAACCTAGATGATCTTCGTATATTTTAAGTACGCAACCTTCATCACTTGTTATTTCTTTTGTCAGTCTTTGTCTGAACTCTTTGCTGTATTCCATGTTCCAATTCCTTCAAGCCTTCGTTGGCCAATAGTTCTATGAGTATATCACCCATAAGTTGATTAAATTCTTTATCTGTAGATATTGTATCCATCATTTCTTCTGGACACGATCTAACAGCTCTATCAAAATTTATAGTTGGTGTTTCTGATTCTGCTCTAGGAACAAATTCTATTTTACCATACTGATAAATTATATCTTTATAGTTTCCTTTAAGAATCTTGATAGCCCTTTCACCACTTTCATGTACAACTTCTGAATAAAGTCCTTCATCAAATAGTGGATAATAAGTATTTAGTGTTTCATCTTCCTTGGCCACGATATTTTTTATGTGAACGCTTTTTGTGTTTATTCATAGTAGACATAGAGATTTTTATTCTTCTACCTCTCCCACCTTGTCCTTGTGACGAACATTTTTTAGTGGGGTCTATTGCTGCAATCCCAAAACTTGTTCTTCTCATTACTTCTTCTTGTTTTTAGAACCTTTAGGACGGCCTCGACCTCTTTTAGCAGGAGCTTTTTTCTTAGCTCTTGATTTAGGGGTTTTACCATCTTTATAAGCTTCATTAACAGAAGCTGTAGATTTATCGTCAGCCTTATAACGACCTTTAGAATCTCTAGCTCTTACACCATCACCTGGTCCGACTAAAAACTCAACTAACTTTTTCCAATAATTCATTATCAGTTTCCTCTTTCAATTTAACATTATTTATTTCTTTGATATATGGATCTTCATAATTCACATAATCAGGTTCAGGAATATCTTTTCTTTTTTTATTATAAAATTCTATTAATTTCCTAAACATATATCTATTATAACAGCATTTGCTGAGATGTCAAGTTTTTACTCCACACCCCAGCAATACTTTTATTTATTCAGATAAGAATTGCTTCTTACTTGATTTATTGAGTTTACCAATCTCAATAGTTCTGGCTTTCTTTTCTTCCGGAACTACTCTTTCAGCATAAATGGAAAGTATTCCATTTGAAAGATCGGCACCTTTAACCACAACATCATCTGCAAGAACAAAATTCCTTGAAAATTTTCGTTGTGAGATACCTTGGTGTACAAAGCCATTATCTTTATCACTAAGCTCACCAGATATAGTCAGATTAGATTCTTTGACTGAAACAGTCACATCTTCTTCTGAAAATCCAGCTAATGCTAATTCAATAATATAAGAATCTTCCTCAGCACCCTTACGGATGTTATAAGGTGGATAATTGGTTTGTGGTAATGATCGGACTCTATCTAGTTCATTAAAAACTGAACCGAACCCGATTGTGAAGGGACTGAAATCGTCCCATATGCTTAACTTATTCATAAAGTTTTCCTCCTATTAGTAAGCAAGGTTAAAAAAAGTAAACCCTTTCGGCGTTTACATTTATATTTATAACAATTAAATGCTACAAATTCCGTAAAAGTTCAGCTTTTTTATCAAGCCATAACTTTTTAAATTCTGGATTTTTGGCCCTATCTGCAGCTCTATCAAGATAAAATATCCTTCTTGCAGGATTTTTTAATTCTACTTTGGCCTCTTTAAAAATTTTAATCTTCTGTTTCCTCATTATATGAATCATATCCATCAGTTCTACCGACGAATTTTCCTAATTTAATTCTATTTAGTACATTTTGTTTATGTTTACTATCTGGTCCACCATATTTGAAATCTGCTATATCGTGTCTATTGACTGTTGCTTTACAAGTAAAACAATCTCCATCTTGTAATCTATGATCACCTGTATAACCTTCTGGATGCTTTCTGTGTTGTTCTTCATGTGTAAATTCTTTCGTAACTGGAGTATCCCAATGTTCTCTACCATCAAAGGCAATAAAAAAGTTACCATGTCTATCTGTCATTCGATAAACCCAATAACCTCTTGTTGTTGTTTTTTTCTCTAAAAGTTTAAGAGTAAAATCATATCTTGATTTTTCTTTTCCGACCCATCGGCCTTCTAATTCTTCTGCTGCTTTAGGCGGCATTTGTTATTTCCTCAAAATCTGATGTTTCATGGCCCTCTTTAATAGTCCATTGTCTTTTCCAGAAACCCCTATCATTCTCAAATTGAGTAAGTTTCTTCCAAACACCATTGACTTTAGATAGCCTTGGTTCTGAATAACCAGGATATCCTTCATATTCAAGTTGTGATTTTTCAAAATCAGATTGATAATTGTTTGCGACTTCAAAATGACCAAGGATATATTCCTCAAACATTTCATTTTTATATTCGATTAATGGGGCAACCTCAATGTAAGTCTGCCATGCAGTCATTCCTTTTGGAATAGTAACAATGTATTCAGAACCACCTTTGAACTTCCAGTAGGGCTCACCCTCACCTGTAGTATTATAATTTTCTTTATGTTGGGTTCCGATTACGATTTTTGCCATTGATTCCTCACTTTTTTATTATACAATTTTTTATTTGCTTTTTTCTCTTTTCTTGAAAGAGATTGAACAGTTTTTATATTTGTTTTTATCATTTTGTACCTATATTATACAAAAAGTGTACCTGCGGAATCAAGTATTGGCGGCCCCTAGGAGAATCGAACTCCTGACTCCAGATCGACAGTCTAGCGTGATAACCCCTTCACCAAGAAGCCTTAAAAACAAGGAAAAGCCCCAATTTGGAGCTTTCCTTTTTAACTCATTATTTTTTAACAAGGTTTCTGCGTTCCTTTTTCGTCTGCTTGTTGTCCCATATTTTCCCACTTTCGATTTCTAATACTTCGTTTATTATCTACAACCGTAATTGAGAAAGAGTGGAATTCGTTTACAGTTGTAGTCTATCGCGAACTCAACAACCGACCAC